GAGGGAATGAATAAGATTTTACAATCTGATGAACGCCTTAAAAATCTCTATGAAGAAGTAAAAGCAAAACAAACAGAAAAAGAGGAACAATAATATATGACATTTACAGTTATTAACAAATACTTACAAGACAACAACCGTACATTCGTAGCAATCCGCCAAGAAAATCCATACACGGCCTTTGACCGTGTTTTGCTCGGCGATAGAACGAACGAGTCAAACGAAGATTTAATTAAGGCAGTATTGGCTCAAGTTACGACGGAGTTCAATCCAGCGGACGGCGTGAAGCAATTACAAGAAGACTTAATCACGCAAGAGCAAACTTATAACAAAAAGTTGGCAGAAAAAGAAGCGCAGATTGCAGAAGTGAAAGCTATTGCTAACTGGTCTGTATTGGCTCGGGTTACTGATACGGATAACCCGCTAGACCCTACGCTTTACAAAAAAGGTCTTGAATTGGTAGATCTCGGTCAGATTGGCAAAACGTACCAAGCACAAGAAATTTTCACGATTGAAAACCCGAACCATGTCGAGCAATTCCAAGAGGGCAAGCGTGTTATGGTTCAAGTCACCGAGCCTTTCACTTATCAAGGTCAAACGCTGGAAGAACTGGCAGAACTTGAGAAAAACGGTAAACTTGGACTTTGGAAGTGGGAAGCGCCTATTGTTAAGCCGTCAAGTGAGTTAGAAACTCAACCTGTTCAGTAAGAGGTAGCTTATGCAAGATTTAGCATTTCACGAACTAGCAGAACACTTAAAAAATCTATCATACAGTCCGTATATTCACTTTTTCTTTTGGTTGATGGTCTTAGATATTGCAACGGGCTACATCAAGGCATTTAAGACTAAGCGTTTTGATAGCAAGGTTGGCACAATGGGATTGATTAGACATTTCATTGTATTTGTCGTTATCTTACTTGTGGCTATGTATGCACGTTCTTTAGGTTTTCGCAGTTTCGGGATTGCTTGGACTATGTTTTTCTCTTTCAATTATCTGTTTTCAGTCATTGAAAATTGGGAAATTATCGGTCTTGCTTTCCCTGAATTTTTGAAACCATACATCAACCAATTAAAAAAAGATAATGCTCGTAAAATTGGGCAGTTGCTTGTAAATATAGACCAAAAAGACAAAGTAGAAGTAGAAGTCGAAGTAAAGGAGAAATAAAATGAATAAAATTAACTGGTCAGTACGACTTAAAAATAAAAACTTTTGGCTTGCCTTAGTACCAGCTTTGGCACTACTTGCACAAGCGTTTGCGAATATCTTTAATTTTTCACTAGAGTTTGGCGACACAGTTGATAAAATTCTAGTGTTTATCAATGTTTTGTTTGCGTTTCTTGTATTGGTTGGTGTTGTCAATGATCCGACAACCGCCGGACTTTCAGATAGTGAAAGAGCGTTAACTTATACAGAACCTAAGAAAGACTAGATAGGGAAGCCGTAAGGCTTCCTTTTAATTTTAAAATGAAAGGGGGCAACCTTTGAAGAAAGTTATTAAACGACAAGCTGGCGTTTGCGTTGACGTTCGTGATGGCTTAAATAGAGTTAAAGAAGAATTTTACAGTCACGATAAAAATAACGCTTATATCGAATTGAAGCTGAACGGGCTTAACGCTGAAAAAGTTATCGTTTTATTTAAATTCAAGACAACTAATCGGCTTTTGGAAGTTGCGGGAACGGTTGAAAACAACCTTGTATCTATTCCATTCGATACAGCTTTAATCACGACAGATGAAATCGTGGACGGGTTCGTTTATGCTGAAAAAGTCGTACAATCGGCAGATATTCTAAAATTCTCGTTTGGAGTTCGTGTTTCAGAAATTGATAAACATAGCGAATTGCCCGTTATTGAGAAAGAAACTAAAAGAATTGTCGCTGTAACGGATATTGTAACGAAAGCGGAACTAGAAGAAGCTATCAAGAATATTCACGTCGAGGGCACAACTTTTGACGACTCAAAAATCATTCAACGTTTACAAGCACTTGAAACTAAACCAGAAATTGATACAAGCAACTTTGCGACAAAGCAAGAGCTACAAAATATCGTCTTAACTCCCGGACCGAAAGGAGATAAGGGAGAAACTGGCGAACGTGGACCAATTGGACCACAAGGACCGCAAGGTTTACAAGGTATTCAAGGACAGATAGGACCTAAGGGAGACGCTGGAGAGCGTGGACCACAAGGCGATACTGGACCTAAAGGAGCGGACGGGATTCAAGGACCTACCGGACCTATTGGCCCTCAAGGCTTGCAAGGCGAACGAGGGCGAGATGGAGAAACTGGACCACGGGGAGAACGTGGTGAACGTGGGGAACAAGGACCAATCGGGGAAACTGGACCTGCTGGACCTGCTGGACCTCAAGGGCCGATTGGCTTAACTGGTCCTAAAGGTGAGAATGGCCGTGATGGCGTTGGTATTCCTCAAAGACTGACTTTGTCAGGAAATACGCTTATTTTGTCTGACGGGGGCGGTAGTGTTAACTTACCAACACAAACAGCTACAAACACACCCTCCGGACAAGTTAACGAGTATGAAATACACGGGACTGGCTTCCCTAACGGTAAAGTAACCGCACCAGTTGGTACTACCTATGTCGATACAGCGGTTACTAATGGAGCGTTAAAATGGATAAAACGCCGTGGAAATGACGCTCAAGGTTGGGAGGTGCTAACTGGTGACACTGGTTGGCTCACTTTGAATATCCAGTCTAAACTTGGAAATTCATTTCTTAAAGTGCGCCGAAAAAACGATACAGTCATGTATCAATTCGGGGGGCTTCAATGGGGTTGGTTTGGAATTATCAGACGAGGTGGACCCGGATATTCGGCACAGGCCTCAGACCGTGAGCGTAATTGCTTTATTTTAATGGCGCAAAAAATACCAATGGGTTTTCGCTCAGAATTCTCATTAATCGGCACTATATTTAACGACAAAGGGAAACGCTACGGAACGTGGTATCTAGCGGGGCCAAGTGACGGAAACCACTTGCGCTTCCAATTTGACGATCCAATACCAACAGACGCAGATATTGGCGACATTCGGGTAAGTTCAATCTCTTACTTAACAAGTGAACCGTGGCCTACTACATTGCCATAAAAGAAAGGAATTTTAAAATGGTAGAAATTGACAAAAGCAGACTAAGAACTAATCTTCCACAAGTTGGGGTACAACCATATAGACAAGTTCACGCTCACTCAACGGGCAATAGAAATTCAACGGCTCAAAATGAAGCAGATTATCATTATCGTAAAGACGCAGAACTTGGCTTCTTTTCTCACGTTGTGGGAAACGGGCGCGTTATGCAAACATGGCTCACTGATCGCGGTGCGTGGGATGTTGGGGGTGGCTGGAACGTCGAAGGATACGGACACGTTGAATTGATTGAAAGCCATGCTACAAAAGAGGAATTCATGCGTGATTATAAGCTATACGTTAAGTTATTGCGTGATCTTGCAGATGAAGCGGGAATTCCTAAAACGCTTGATTCTGATAGCTTAGCCGGAATTAAGACTCACGAATTTTGCACGTACAATCAACCACGAAACGCAAGCGATCACGTTGATCCATATCCATATTTAGCCAAGTGGGGTATTAGTCGCGAACAATTCAAAAAGGATATTGAAGGCGGAGTGAATACTGAAGCTGGCTGGCGACAAAATGAATATGGCTGGTGGTGGGAAGAAGCCGACGGCTCATTCCCTAAAAAGAGCTGGAAGAAAATCAATAATGAATGGTTCAGATTTGACGAGAGGGGTTATTGCTTAATTAATCGTTGGTTCTTTGACGGTAAGTATTGGTTCTATCTTGATAAACGAGGTGCAACCGTGACCGGCTGGAACTTTATCAATCATCGTTGGTATTTCTTCGATAAAGATGGCTATATGATTACCGGCTGGGTGAAATACCGTGAAACATGGTACTACCTATCAGAACAAAACGGGGAAATGCTATCTAAGCAATTCGTGAAACACGGGGACGGTTGGTATTATCTTAAAGCGAACGGGGAACTCCACGAACAACCAGCCTTTAAAGTCGAACCGGACGGGTTAATTACTTTTATTGATCCGACAAAAGTCGAAGAAAAAGAAAAATAAAAAATTCAAATAGAAAAACAAATTAATTATACCTATGAACCGCTGGCGTTTGCTGGCGGTTTTTTTGTTTGTCTGAAATGAAAGTAGATAATGAAATGTTTTGACAAAGAGCTATAAAAGGAGTTATGAAATTATCTGTATACTGATTTAATAATGTTTTATATACTCCCACCGGCTCCATTATTCTTTTGCATTCTTTTGCATTCCTTTCTAAAACGTTGTACTTACAGCGTTTTTTATTTTTTCTTTGGTATTCCTTGGTATTCCTTTGCAGAAAAGGGAGTCACAAAAGGAGTCACAAAAAGGAGGCAAGCCTCCTTAAAAATCTATATATTTTGCAAAGCGTTCACCGATATCGTCCTTTGCTTGTGTTGTAATATGAGTGTATACATTCATAGTTGTTTTTAAATCAGAATGTCCGAGTCGATATTGAACTTGTTTTAAAGTCATTCCGGCTTCAAAACATAGGCTTGCGTGAGTATGCCTGAACCCGTGTATTTTAATCGGTCGTAGCTTACTATCTTTTAAAATACCAAGCAACCACTTTCTGGGTAAAGTGCTCGGGATTGGTTTTTTGAATTCATTCTCAAAAATGTATCTTGTATCAGGATTTTGCTTCTTCCATTTCTTCAAAAGGTTTTTTGTTTTTTTATCAAGACTAATCAATCGATTGCTGCTAACGGTTTTTGTATTCCCTATTTCTTCGCCCGCAAAACCCCTTGTGATAGCCTTATTAATATCCAAAGTGTTATCGTTCCAGTCTTTCCATTCAAGCGCTAAAATCTCACCTTTTCGCGCTCCCGTGAAGGCTAGAAGACGAAAGAGAACTATTTTTTCTAAATCCTTAGTCTTAGCAACTAGTATCATGAATTTTTTTAATTCATCCTTGTTATAGAAGTCGCTCTTACTATCAACTTTCTTTCTAACAGAGGTCACTACACTATCGACTGGATTCGTTTCAATATAACCATGTCTGATAGCGTATTTGAATATGTTATTCATTAAACCTTTTAGTTTACGTCCATAGACTAATTTTTTAGACCACTCGTTTACTTGCTCTTGCATTTGAATAGCTGTTATAGTAGCAATTTTTCTATTTCCAAAAGCCGGGTATATATGGTTTTTGAAGTTCCTAGAAGTCTTTATATAGGTACTATCTTGCACGGTTTCAGCGTATTCTTTGAGCCATTTCTCCGAGATTTCCTCGACAGTTATTTCTTTCTTGTTTTCTTCTTCACTTTCAAGATCACTTTGAAGTTGAAGAAGTGCTGCTCTTGCTTTTGCTTTAGTTGAAAATCCGCGACGTGTAACGTATCGACTATACCCATCTACCTTACCTATATAGGCTCGGAACATATAAGCAGTATCACCGTTTTTCTTTTTGTAAGACTTGATTTCCATTTTATAATCACCTCGTCGTCAAACTTTCAGACCTTGGGATTTTTTAATTAGTTATTTACTACTACTTTCATTGATTTTTTCAAACCACTTTCTTTCGCAATAGTTGTATCATCTTCCGCTTTCACATATAGCTTAGGAGAGTAAGTAGAACCCAAATCATAGCCATTTTCTATCGCCCATTTTTTAAAAGTACTTTCTTTAATTTGGTACAGATTGTCAGCAATTTGTTGAATTTCTACTTTGGAATAATATTTAGCTTCTTGAGGAAGATACAAGCCAAGGGCACTTTTTCCTAATGGTTTAGCAACAACTTGATAACCTGTATTTGCTAACTGATTATTGATTTCAGTAGTCAAATGAGTAGCAAATTGTGTATTAGACGCTTCTGTATATTCAGGGCCATCATTTTTTATTTCTTGGGTTGTACTGGTTTCACTTTTTGTTTCAGTAGTTTTTTCTTCTTTTGATTTTTCTGTACTTTCAGATGAAGTGGTAGTAGCAATTTGTGTTGTGATTGGTTGTGTATTTTCTATTTTGGTTGTATCTTCTTTGAAGAGAGTTCCAATGATTAAGCTAGAGCCTATCAGAACAGCGATTGAAATATTTCTATATTTTTTATTCGGGCTTTTTTTAATAAAATACCAAATGCAAAATGCTGAAGCTAAAAAAATTAACGTTAAAATATTCTTTAAAATTTCCATTTTTTTCTCCTTTTTTCTTGGATTTTAAATCCATTTATTAAATAACTATTTTAATAATGCCTGATATTCTTCCTTAACCATTACCTCGTCAGCTATGGTTTTTAATTTATACTTTTCCATAAAATGGACATAATTAAACTCAGATACATCATCCATGGTTTTTAATTCTTCTTCCAGAAGATGATGAATCATATTTCGGTCTGCCTGAAGCTCACATAATTCTCTATTGAGTTGATATTGGCTTTGTGAATGCTCCTTGTGGCCAAGTTCGTGTAGGGCTACTTGTTTTTGGTCTTGCTCTGATAGATTGATATCAATAGCAAGAAGCTTCAATGTTGGATTGAAGAATCCTGGACTATGCCAACCTGTTCCATCAAAGTAGCATAGGTTCACACCCTCTTGGGCGCAAAGCTCTCTTACAGTCATAAATGCACCTCTATTTATTTTTTAAGTGTGCCTCCAAGACTGCTGTAATAAAATCTATATCTTCTTCAGAAAGTGGCTTACCATCGAATAGCATAGATTGCGCAGCAATATCTCGAAGGTCAAACGGTGCAGAAGCATCACCGTTGCTTGCAATAGTCGGATTATCTGTCCGACCGAGTAAGTAATCCGTTGACACGTTGAAGTAGTCGGCGATTTCTGAAATTCGTTCAGTGGACGGTTTGGAATTTTTTAGATTATAAATAGTATTTCTACTATAACCTAGTTTTTCTTCCAT